AGCACGAGTCATATCTGCTACAGACTTACCATCAAGAGCATCGTCGACTTCTTTCTTCGAAGCAAGGTTACCGATAGAGTCAATCACGATAACGACGTTGTCTTTCTTTTCAATGCTCTCAAGCTGCTTTGTAATATCAAACTTAAGCTCTTCAATATTGGTAATAGGAGTATGAATAACACGGTCAAGATCAATACCGAATGACTCAAAATAGGATGCCGGAGTACCAAACTCTGAGTCATAGAAAAGTACAATCGAATCCTTGTATTTTTTCTGATATGCTGCAGCCATCATCAAAGCAAATGCTGACTTAAAGTGTTTCGATGGACCAGCAAGCATAAGAAGACCTGGTACAAGACCACCATCAACACGACCAGACAATGCGACATTTACCATCGGTACGGGTGTAGTTGACATTTCTTTCTTACCAAAAACTTTAGAGTCTTTGATAGCTGAAGTCAGCTTCACGGTGGATGACTTTGTAAGTTTTTCAATTAACGACATTAATTATCTTCTCCATTTAGAATGTTTGAAAGTTTGGTCTCGAACGCATCAATTTTACTGGCACGATCAGGCCAAAGAATGTACTCTTTTTCGGGGTTCTTGCGTAAATTATCAAGCAAAGGAATAATAGCATTATATAACTTTGTCGCACGTTTGTCAACTACATCGAGTTGATTCTGTAGCTCCTCTATTTCAGAAGGTGATTGTACTGCCTTTAAATCATCTTCATTCATCGCGGTAAAGCCGAAATCATCTATATCATCGCTCATCCAAAAAAATCCTCCAATGTTGCTACTTTCTCAAGGTTCCAACCAACAGCTTCCACTACTGGCTTGAGTGGTTCCTTGAATGTTTTCTCAAATTGTTTATCATAGTCAATATACTCCGAAAGTCCAAATTCACGAGGAAGATACTGCGGGAAAGACACCACATTCTGTTTGAATGGGTTTGGCATCTTTAAGTAACAGAACTTGACCTTCTCGCCATTTTGGATTTTTTCGTAGTTTTTCTCAAGCTGTTTATCCTGAAGGAAGTGATTATACAAAATAGCACCACGTACATGGATTGGACAACCACTCTTAAACATTACGGCTGTATCTTGCCACTTAGTAATATTGGATACACCGCGCGGAAACGATACTTCCTCAGGTGGAAGACTTGAGAACTCGCTTTCAAATTTAGCTACAAATCTCTGCACTGCGGCTTCATCTTCGGTCATGATTACTTTAAATGCTTCCTTAAACTTATCACGAACGATTTCTGGCGTGGAAGACTTAATAGCCTCAATACCCATAATCTTGAGTTTTGGTTCAGCGTATTGGACACCTTCGTTATTATGTACGTTTAGAATGTACCGTTTCTTTTTTGTCCAGATACCACGATCAGCAATAACTTCTCGGCCCATCTCCATACGTTTCTCATAACAATTCATATGATCAAACAACTGATCATATGCTTCGGCGATAAGTGGCTCAAACTTCTCCTTACATGCTTTGTCAAGAAACTTTACCGGATCTTTAGGTTGAACTGCTTCAACGAGAGGACCCATATTGATATACACAGAGTCTGTATCAATCGCAATAACGTAGTCCTTATCAGTCTTAAGGAACTTGTTCATTGCTTTATTAATAGCACGCTCTGCCCACTTAATTGAAAGCTGACCTGTAAGTGTGACACTCTCGGCTAGAGCATTGTCAAAGTACTTGAAGTATTTATTAGCAAGTGCGCCATAAAGTGAGTTCAAGAGAATTTTAATTGCCATCTGACTGTTTTCAAGATGATTAATCTCGGTCTCGAGAATCTTGTCTTGTGTCTTTTCAAACTCGCTTTTTGCTTCAAGCATCTTCTTTTTGATAATAGAACGTTCAGCATAATAATCCGAAATTAATTCAGGAATAATACCCTGCGCGATACGAGAAAAGAACATACCACTTGCGCAACATACTTCATCATCAAAATCAATTGGGCCACGATCAATATGTTTGTTAACACCTGCTAAGTTAGGATCATAGCGGTTTGCCATCATAGTCTCAGGTGAGATGTTATACTGCACAATGATATTAGGATACAGAGAGTTCAAGTCAAATGATACTACCCAGTCGTGTGCACCGATCTGTGGTGGTTTAACATAACCACCGGCAATAGAAGTAGAAGTACCATCAGAGTCTTCAGGACCAACAACTTCATAGTACACCTTATCAATCTGATCAATAGGAGATATGACATTCTTAGACATTAGTCTACGATAGATGATCGATTCCCAAATAGCAGTAGTACCGAAAGTATCTGACACATTTACGCCGGCTTTATATGCCATAGTCAATGCAAGACTAATGAGACCCATCTTTTCGTCGATACGATCAACGAGCTGAACGTCTTTGATGTTATAGTCAATGAACTTCTGATGGTTTTCCTTGTACAGAGTATAGAGATTACCAAACTCTTCGTATGACAATTTCTTTTCACCAAGCACAACATGTGCAATGTGATCAAGTTTATACGACTCTTGGTTACCATAAGAATATCCGAACTTCTTAAACAGCTCAAGATAGTCGGCTTGATTGATACCCATGATTTCATACTCTACATGCTCACGGCCACCGATAACTCTTTTACTCTCGTTCACTACACGCCATGGTGATAGGTTCTTAGCCTGCTCTTCAAGACCAAGACGCTTAAGTCGATTGACGAGATACGGAATATCAAAGAAGCGTGAGTTCCAACCAGTAACTACATCTGGATAGTGTTCTTCCCAATACTTTACAAAGAGAGTAAGAAGTTCATACTCGTCTTTACATTTACGATACTGGATAAAATCGCCATTCATATCCAATTCGGTCTTCGATGCATCATAATTGTCGAGACCCCATACATGATAGATATGTGATTTACTCGACTTAAGAGCAATTGAGATGATAGGATATGCAGCTAGATCGGGTGTCGGAAAACCATCATCAGACGCAACCTCGATATCGAAGTTAACGGTGTTGATAAACTTTGGATTGAATTTAATGTTGTCAGGAAACTTATCTGTGATAAACTGATGAATGTAATTCTTTGTACCGTAAATCTTAAAGTTGTCTACACCATCATATCTTTCGAGAAACTCTTTACCATCGCGCATGGTGTCAAAGACTTTTGGTACCACATTATCACCGTCAAAGGAGACATAACCTGTCTCTTCTTGCGTTGGCATATAGAACTTCGGGGAAAATCGTATCTTTTGATCTGTAGCTACACCGTTTTGATTGTAACCACGATACATAATAGTGTTGCCATAACGCGCAACATTGGTGTAAAACGATGTCATAGTACCTCACGTGTTGTAATGAATTAATACAATTCTATAATATATAAGCATAAATGTCAACTGAAAAGGCGGCCGAAGCCGCCTGATCTTTATTCGTTATAGTATTCCCAGCCGGGAACTTCTACTGGTTTATCTTTATCGTCGCTCATTTCTTTGATCCACTGCTGCAAACAAAGTCATACATCTCTGTAGCCTTTTCCATAAGTTCGTCGAATGAATAAGGCTTAAACGCTTTAAGATATTCTTCTCTGCCTACGGTCCCAGCTTCCATCATCTTTTGAGCATATTCGCTATTCAATTCGCTTTGTTTATCCATGTATTCTTTTGCAAGCTCAAGAATCTCAGAGCGAATTTCGAATGGGTTTTTGTTTGTCATTTTAGTACTCCATGTGTTTGTGTGTAAGTGAAGAGCTAACCGTGGCTCTCCGCGGGTTCGTTACGGAACCACCCGATTCTTATTTCTTCTTACCAATCGAATATTTTGGGATAAGCTCCCATTGATCTTTATCTTTATAGGCAAGTATTTTAATCTGAGATAGTGGTGCAACCGGATCTTCAATTTGAGATGGATCTACTACATTAACGAGATTCCATTCTTCGAGAAGATTTACAACAGCATTGCGCCTACCCTTATCATCATCATCAAAATTGTTTACCTTACCATCTAACATAAACAACTCTTTAAAATGGACAATGTAATACTGTCCCTGTTTATGAAGAATATGACATGACTGATAAAGCTTTTGATCTTTACGAGATGCCACACCAATTCGTGTAAGTGTTTCTTTTACTTTAAGGAAGGCATCATCACTTGGTAGTGTTACCTCCACTAGACTTTTTATGACGTCCATTTTGAATTCCACCTGTTTGTTTTTGTTCTTTCATAGTATCTAATTGTTCTCGAGTCAATAAAGCCAGATATTCTTTGCCTACATTAGGATTACATCCATATAACTCACAAATCATATCAAGATCTTCATTGTCCTTTTTCTTAGCCCACTTAGCGAAACGCTTCTTTGATCTTAGACTATTTATAATTTTTGGTATTCTTTAAATGTTCATCATATTTTTGGTCTGCGTACTTTTCAATTTGATCTTTTCTTAATATTCCGCGGTCATATAAGTCCATAGCCTGCATATAAAAATATTCCCAATTTTTCATAACAAAAACCTTATTTATATAAATAGTATTGTAGTTCACGGGAGTGCCATCCCCAACTACTCTAGAAACACAAAAGGGAGATTTCCAGCTATGACTATTTATAAGCTCTATTGGATTCACAAAAGTGACTCAAAAGACCCTCTAAATGAAGGATATATTGGGGTTACAAAAGATTTGAATCAAAGAATAGAAAGCCACAAAAAATCGGATTATATAGTTGGGAAAGCTTTAAGAAAATATAAAGACATCAAAATAGATGTTATAAAAGAACATCTATCTAAAAGTGAAGCGTTTGCACTTGAAATATCTTATAGACCTCATAAAAATATAGGCTGGAATATAGCAGCTGGAGGTAAAGGCTCTGTAGGATCTCTTATACCATCAGAAGAAACAAAACAAAAGATGGTTCAAGGCAGATTAGAATACTATGCAAAATTTGGAAACTCTGCTAAAGGAAAAACTTGGAGTTGGAAAGAAGACTCCAAAGAAAAACTTTCTAAAACCTTAAAACAAAAATATGATAATGGATATGTGAATAATAGAAAAGGAAGCACATTGTCAGATTCT